CGGATTGTGCTTTAACTAATCTTCCTGTTAGATCGTCAGTTGCCCAACGAGTCATGACAACTAAAATTCTTCCACCTGGTTGTAAACGCTGACGTGGACCAGAGCTGTACCATTCATAGGCTCGTTCCATAGCTGAATCCGATAATGAATCTTGTTCAGTATGTGGGTCATCGATAATAAGTAAGTCCGCCCCTCGTCCTGTGATAGAACCGCCAACACCCGCTGCAAAATATTCCCCACCATGATTGGTCTCCCATCGGCCTTTTGCCTTACTATCTTCTCGTAGTGTAACATCTCCAAAGATCTGTTTATACTCCCTGGTGTTCATTAAGTTTCGAACCTTGCTACCGAACCTTGATGCAAGTTCTGCGTTGTGTGATACCTGCATTATTTTTTTCTTTGGATACTTTCCAATATACCAAGCAGGAAATAAATAAGATGCGAATTCAGATTTTGTATGTCTAGGAGGCATGTTGATAATGAGCCTCTTTGCATCACCATCAGCTATATCATGAAAAGCATTAGCAATAATTTCATGATGTCCTTTACCTAGTTTACTAGTATCTTTTCTATAAATAAAATCTTGCCAAACATTTTCAACAAATACTAAAAAATTATCTTGGCATAATTTTATATACTCAAGTTGTTTTTTAAGTACCAGGTCTTTTAGTTCTTCTTCTGTAAGTGTGTCTAGTTTCATAAAATTTTTATACCCCCTGGGGGTAGGGGACCCATAAAAAAACAAAGGCCTCTTTTACACAATAGACTATATAAAAAACACTTTCAACTATTTCATACCGTTTGGGACCCTAGTGTTTCTATGTATATTGCTTTGTAAAGCCCGCGACCTAGAACTGTGGTGCTGGTGAACGCGAAACCTCACCTGCAATCTAAAAAATCTATTTGTTGGAAAGTATGAGCCTTGCTATACGCAACGCGTGTCATTGCGTAGGCGAGTTATCGCCTACGCAATTAAAGATTAGTCTTGTTGTAGTATGTTGATTAGTGTTGAGAATTTATCAACGATTGCTTTTTTAAAGTCATCAACGATTGGATTGCCATTATTAATAAGGATATGTTTTTCACATTCGCCCATTAACAACTGAAACATAATTTCATAGTTTAGGTTTTTCTTACCCTCACTTGAAACAATGACATCATTCTCTAATAGTGATGTTGGTTTGTTATCATTAACTCTTTGAGCCAACACTTGAGCAATAGAGATTAATTGATTATTGGGCATTAGACACCTCGCCAATAGCTTTATATTCTGAATATTCAATAGTCTTTTGATATTCATTATACAAATCGTTGTAAGCAACTTTAAATCTATCCTTGTCAAATTGCTTTCGCTTACGATTTATTTTTTGTGAGCCAAAACTATTTCCTTCTTCATCTTGAACAACAATCAAGTTTTGGTTTGTTCTCTCGTGAACATTCACAATGTTTTGTTTAAGTGTATCTAACTCTTTCAGTACCCTGTTAGCAGTTAGCTTTAACTTAACATAAGCAAGAACTTGTTTTACTTCCTCTTGCTTTAGTTTTTTTACAGCATTTGCCATATTTACCTCTTTGTTAAATTTACAAACTTATGTTTGCCTTAACTGTATATATCCCATTCAATCTTATGGCAATAGTTAATTTAATCTTTTTTTATTTATTTCCTTTTCAAGAAATTTACCAAAATCACTAAAAGCATTAGCTTCGCCCTCACATTGTATTGTTATGTTTAGCCCACGCGTCAGTTCTCGCAACTTCCGTGTGAACTCTTTCTGCCTCTGCACCCCTGTCTTTTTCTTTACCAACCGAGAACGAGAGGCACGAGACGAGGCGAGATTACTCGCCTCATTTCTAATTTTCTTTACCATTACCAACTGCACCAATACTCAACGACTTTTTCCTCGTTGATAGATTGTTCACAGAATTTTAAGAACTTGATGTCTTGCTCTTTATACTCCTTAACGCTTTCCTCTTGGAACTGCTGTCCCCAGAAGAAACCATCTGTTGCGACATAGTCCTTGAAGTCGTTATTGATTGCCTCGCGTAGATCATCAACGACCTCTTTAGTTATGTACACAGGTGCATCACAATCACCATTAAAACCGAGATGTGAAAGTGTTCCTTTATGCTCATGGTGTTGGTTTTGTTCGTCCCACTTTTGAGCCATGAACTGCTGAAGTCTCGCGTGCTTTCGCCAAACGAAAACTTTATTTTCTTCGGCATAGTTATCGTCAGAATAATATTTGTCCCAATCGATTTCTTGCCCTCGTAAGTGAGCTTGTTGATCTAGTCCCATATCTTTCTCCTTTTGGTTAGTTTGTTCCCTCTCTTATCATATCCCACTACTTTATGTAAAGAACTTTTTTAATTATCTTTTAGAATGATTTTAAGAATCATTCTAAACTGCAAACCAAATCATTTGTCTTACTAGCACACTCCTCTGCACGCCCCCTGACATTTTCATATCTCATCATTCGCAACTTGTTGTTTCTCAAACGAGGTTCTAACCTTCGTGCACCAGCTCCTGCTTCTACACGAGTCTGGTACCAGTTCTTCTGCAAACGAGAACGAGCCATCAAAGTATACCAACGAGCGAGAGGATCAGGATGCCGGTGACGCCCAACACCCAGCTTGGCCAGAGCATCATCGACACTAAATACAAAGCGAGAAAACTCAAACGTTCTCCTTCACAAGCTTCTCCTGCTGCTGGTCCTCCTGGACCTCAGACTCCGCCCATGTATTTCCGTTTGCAATGCAGCGCGAGCCGGGGGCACCGGTCAACGCATAAATTTTACCAGCTTCTGGTTTATCTTCAGCTCTACGAGCTCTTCTATCTTTTGTCATTTGCTCTCCTATGTTGCGTGGCCACCGAAGTTTACACCGTTAGGTTACCTTCTGACGTGGCCACATGTATCCAGTATTTAAGCATCGGCTAGGCCGAAAGCGGGATTGCTGTATCACCCTTTGCTACCGGACGAAGTCATATGAGGTTCATCTTTCCCCCGCGTTAACGGATAAAGGGTAGCATTTGCGCACTAGTTGCGGTACCTTAGATTGCCTGCAGCTGCATCTAATGCGCAGACCTTACATAAGACCTGATGGGATAAATGTCAAGAACTATTTTTTATTTTTTTGAATCTTTCTTCAAACGACCATTTCTTGTCATCGGGCATTTCACGGATCATGGCTTCCACCAGCTCCTGCAGGGACTGATTACGCTGATCCAGCTCCTGTAGCTTCTTGTTATACAAACGAGATCTGTTCTCACTTCGAACGAGATCGAGGGCATCAAAATCAATCGCCATCAGATACCTCTTCTAAATCATCTTCGTCTATGCCTTCGCAAAACGAGGAATGGTCGCCTGTGTACTCGTACACTTTTCCATCAATCGATTCTCCATTAGCGTCCACTTTTTGAAAGGTGAGTGTGTGCACCTGTACTCCATAGTATTTCTTCATATCTTTTCTCCTTTTCCAAGAACGACATTACACATTTCTTTCCTGCTGTCTAGAAAAATTTTCCCAAGCACGCTGATCCGTGTACCACCCCCTTACTCTTACGCTGCTGGGGGGTTGGTGATCTACAAACGAGAACGAGATTCTTCGGGGATTGGTGAACGAGATCCTGAGCTGCTGGTTACCTGGCCATGCTAACTAAGAGGTAAAAAATATAACATGGCCGGGAAACGAGAGCGAGAACTTACGCTGCAGGACCAGCTGCCTCCTGAGCTCTACCATCAGCTTCGTTGTTCGGTGTCAAACGAGAACGAGAACGAGACCCTGCTGCACCAGCATCCTTCCTGAGGAGACTCACCATCTCTTCCTGGATCCGTGGCCATTGTCCTGTAAACGAGAACGAGGCTTCGGGGACAAGTGAACGAGGATCAGTGAAACTGGACACCGGTCTGTACAGTTTAAGAGACCTCTGCGAGGGGGTCTCTTTCAAGATAAAAACAACTCCACCCGCTTTGATATAACGATTTATCCAAACAACTTGCCACTTATTTAGTTTAGGATATTTAGCTTCGTCTGATTTTAATTCTAGCCAAAATACACCAGATTTATGTACACCGTGAATATCAGGAATTCCATTAATTGTGCTAGATTCTATGCGGGTTAAAAAGCAATCTACTAAACCCTTTTTTACCTTTTGCCATAATAAACTTTCTCTATTTTTATCTGACATTTATTGACCTAACTTTTTTATCTCTTTAATAACTGAATTAGGAATTATAGTGGTATTACCAATGCTCTCAATGTCCTTACCATTCTCTGCAAATGAGTAATCTCCAAATAGCCTAGTCACTCCTTTTGATTGGCTCAGGAGATGACCTTTGGTGATGCAGGTGGCAAGATTAGATTTTTTTAAAGCATCAAAGCTTGTCCACGAACTGTCGGAGACGATGTCAAACCACTCTACGGAAACCATTGGATATTTTTCTATTTCAGAATTAATCTTTTTAGGTGGACTAATCTTTTTTCTCATCAATTTTTACCTCTACTGTCCCAACTGAAGTCATCAATGGGTTATGTTTTTTATTAAACAATACTAGATACTCAGACCAACTCAGATTCTTCAGAGTCGGAGACTTGGATTGTTTTGGCATTGTATCCATCGATTTTTGCGGATAGCTCTTCCAATTTCTTTTCAAGTTCCTCACGTGACATACCCTCCAAACCACTAACTCTTACTTCTCTACGATCTACATAAGCTCCAGCTAATTGTCCAGATCTATATTCAGCATTGATAGCAGCAGCATATTGTTTATCTTCTTCTGCCTTGTTAGCAATTCGTTCTAATCTTTTATATCTTCTAAGGTTGTCACTCTCATATTTTTTTATTTCTTGTTCAAATCTTTGGTCAAAATATTTTGCGACATGGGGATTTAATTTTCTACTTAATAATTGTGATGCACATGACTTAGCAGTATTCTCGTTAGCAGCTTCGTAACCTGCTCTCTTATACGCTTCATGTTGAGTGATGTTGCCATGCTCTTGTACTAATATCTCCACAAACATTCTTTGTTTTG